GCCTTCGGTGTTGACGTGGAGAAGGCGACAGCGGCCATCAGTGCGACCCGGAGGCGCTGTTCAGACCGATGCTCGAGGCGGACTCGATGCCGAGGAGCGCCGTCTGGCGGAACACGCCGAAGGCGCCCAGCCAGTACCAGCCCCACGGAACGAACCGGCGCAGATGGTCGGTGATCGGGCCGGCCACGACGGTCGGGTAGGCGCCGTTGCCGTCGACGTACGAGTACGCCTTCGCGAGCGCCTGCCGTCCGAGGCAGATCGTCCGGTACACGTCGGTGAGCGTCGTGGACGAGCCGGCGTCAGCGAAGATCGGCGCCCGCGGCGTCTCGATGAACCGGAACCCCTGGAACGCACCAAGCTCGCCGTTCCAGATCTCGTCCGGCGCCGAGTAGGCGTGCGGGTCCGACCAGGTGTTCGTGCCGGTCTGGCCCATCAGGTCGTAGGAGACGTCCGGGTGGATGAACGCCAGGTAGTAGTTGCCGATCCTCGGGACGTTCCCACGCATCAGTGTCGCCCGGGCGTTCCGGATGTCGGACGCTACGAGCGTGTTCGCGGGGGTGACCTGGTTCCGGGCGGTCGCCACGTTCGTGCCGTTACCGGCCGCGTAGTTGACGTTCGTGCCGGCCTGCAGGATGTTCCGGGCGATCGTGTCGAGCGACCCGCCGGCGTTGTAGCCGACCAGGTTCGTGATCAGCTGGTCCACGTCGAGGAACGTCGTCCCCCGCAGCAGAGCGGTCGTGATCACCGCGTTGCCGTACTCGGCCAGCGTCAAGCTGACAGTCGAGTCGGCCAGGGCGACCGCGGACACGTCCGACGATTCGGACAGGGCGGTCGACACGAACGAAAGGTCGGACTGGATGGTGAACTGCACGGTCGAGCCGGCCATGCTCTGGTTCGACGGTTTGACATCGGCGACAGCGTCGAAGTACAGCTCCGGCCTGAGAGCGAAGTACGCCATCAGGTCGTAGGCGGTCTTGGAGTAGTCGAGCGTCGCCTGACCGGTGTAGGTGTCTGCCATTGCTGGTTCTCACTCCCTTCGAGGGTTGACGGGGTGAGCTACCGACGCAGTTCCGATCCAATCCCTTGGAGAGGGTCGAGCCCGGCTTCGTGGGCGATCCGGGCGACCTCCTGGGCGTTCTTCGCCGAGCGGAGCCGGGCGAGGATGTCCTCGTTGTTCGTCGACTGGGCGCCCGCCGCCGCGTTCAGCACGGCCTGGTGGGCTGCCTGTTCGTCCGCGCCGACCGGGGCGGTCTGAAGGATCCGGGCTTCGATCGCGGCTGCCTTGATCGAATCGAGGTCGTCGAGGTCGCCGTCGTAGCCCTTCACGAAGTATCTCGCCGCCGGGTCGTCGGGGTCGATACCGGCCCTTCGGAATGCCCGTTCGCGGCGGAGTTCTGCCGCCTCGGCCGCCGCTGCCTCGCTTTCCTTGAGACGCTTGTCACGCTCTTTCAGCTCGGCTCGCAGACGTTTCACGAGGTCCGACCCGTCTTCGGGGTCGAGATCGTCGTCGGTGCTCATTAGGTTGTGCGCTCCTGTGCGTGTACGCGCGCCGCCGGAGGGAACGGCACGGGACGGGAACAGCCCCGCAAATGGGGGCTAGAGAGCGGGGCTACACAACCCGGGCGCTCACCCTCGGGTCGGATACGCCGAGGCTGCCATCCGGCTCACCTCTGCGCCCAATATAAGCACACGCGTGTAACTCCCGTCAACCGCGGGTACATGCAGGCTATGGACGTGAAGCTGCTGTTCTGGATGGCCGCCACGGCGCTCGTGATCGTCCTGATCCTGATCGGCGTCGGGGCGATAGCGAACGGGTTCTAGCTACTCCCGAAGCTGACCCAAACCGGTCAAACCGGAAGACGTCTCAGCCGCCCTGCCGCCCTGCTCGAAGTAGCCCTTCTCCTTCGACGCCTGCAACGCCAGATAGTCCTTCGTCTGCTGGTCCGACCCGAACTGGGCGTTCAACAGCTGATCCTGCGTCGGCTGCTGCTGCGTCCCCTGACCGGGCAGGTTCGTGTACAGCTGCGTCTGATGCTGCAACTGGGCGAACCCCTGCTGGGCGGTCGAGAAGTTCACGTTCATCTGGGCGAGCCGCAACGCCTGCTGCTGGTTGACCTGACCGAACCCGGACTGGGCGGACGCCCCGCCGATCTGCGCGGCGACGGCCTGCTGCTCCAGCAGGGGCGCGGCCTTGTTGGGGTCAAGGAAGTAGGCGGCGAGATGGCCGGGAGTGATCCCGTAGTAGTCCTGGAACGCCTGCTGCACGGTCGGGTCGCCCTGGGCGACCACCGCGTACCCCTTGTTGATCCGGTCGGCGTACTCGCTCGGAGACACGTCGTTCGCGATCAGCTGGTCGTAGTGGGACTGGTCGGTGAAGTTCGGCGGGATCCCCGCGGCCCGTTCGAGCTGCGAGTAGGAACGCTCGAGGCTGACGTACTCGGCGGGACTGATCGCCGGGAGTCCTTGGTCGCGGCGGGCGACGATCGCCGGGAACCGCTTCGCGAACTCGGGAGTCTGCTCCAGATCTAAGGTGATCTGGTCGGATCCGGTCCCGTTGATCAACTCTTGTTTGACGAAGTTCCCGAGGCTGGTGAGGTCCTGGCCGGTGAACCCGTAGCCCTGCAGGGTTTGCAGGAGGATCGCCCACGCGTCCTGTTCGGCGCTGGTGAACGTCTGCGCCGACCCGGGATTCGGGGCCGGCGCCGGAGCGGGGGCGGCCGGCGGGGGGGTCGGGCCGTTGGGCCAGACGTGCTGCTCCCAGTACGGCGTCGGGTTGTTGTTCCCCGGGGCCGACACCTGGTTGGACGGCGGGGGGGCGACGAACGGTGCGGGGGGAAGGTTCGCCATCAGGTCTGACCTCCTGTACCGGCCACCACACCCCACGTCGACAGAATCCCGTTCGCCAGCTGGCCGACCTGGTTACGGGCCTGCTGCGTGTACCCCCACTGCTTCGTCCCCCGCAGGTAGGTGTCCATCTCCGACGTGGTCATCATCCGCTGCGGCTGAGGCTGCCCGGCCGTCTGCCCGGGCGGCACATACTGCAGGACTTTCGAGTAGGTGGGATCGTTCACGAAGTCGATCTGGTCGGGCGAGATCTCCATCGTCTTCGCCGCCTCCTGCCGCAGAGGGTCGACGATCTGCTGCGGCGTGAACCCCTGCTGCAACATGTCGGCCATCCCCGGGTACTTGAGCATCGCCTGCTGCTGCAGGAACGCCGTGTACTGGTCGGTCGTCTGCGTCCCCCCGGCGATCCCGGTCGCCCACTGCTGTAACGCCTGCTGGCTCGGCGTGTACAGGTAGTTCCCGGCCAGCCCTTGCAGCTGTTGGATGACGGACTGGGCGTTGTTGACCCCGTTCCCGTACTGGACGTAGGTGGCGATGAACCCTTGCATCTGGTTCGCGTCCCACCCGTACTTGATCGCGTTGATCGCGAGGTCCTGCGCCTGCTGCTGGCTGAGGTTCACGCCGTGCTGGGCGGCCATCACCAGGATGTCCTGGTACTTCTGGTTTGCCTGCGAGCCGGGGGCATTGAAGTCGAGTTCGGCCGGGTTGGACGACTGCAGCTGCAGGAAGTTGACCACGGACCCGCTGGTCGTCTTCCACCAGTCGGTTTGTTGCAGCTGCGCCTGGAACTGCTGTTGGCTCCAGCCGTTCGCTACCGATTCCTCAAGGAGGGTGCGTAGTTCGGGGATTCCGAGCATCCACACTTCGGACGGGTAGTTCTGCTGGATCGACTGGTCGATGGTGGCCTGGTCGGTTGGGGAGACGGGCGCGGTGTTGAGCATGGGGATCTGCTGTCCGTTGCTGAGCGTGTGTTCGGGGTTGGGGCCGGCGGGGTTGACGCTAGCGGCCTCGGTCGGCTGGCCGGCGGCCGGGGCGTTCGTGAACGACGTGTAGCGGCGCACGCCGAGGAACGGTTCGTCGGATGCTGCGGACTGGAACAGTTGGGTGACGTTGACGTTGGAGCCGCCGGCCTGGATGACTTGGCCGTTCCCGATGTACATGACGACGTGGGCGTTCGGGCCTGACGCCCCGGGCTGGCCGTAGAAGATGAGGTCGCCGGGCTGTAGTTGGGCGATGTCGGCCGCCCAGTTGCCGTCCTGGCCGACCATCTGCCCGGACTGGAGTTGCTGGGTGGTGTCACGGCCGATCTGGATGCCCTGCGAGGCGTAGACGGCTTGGGTGAACCCGGAGCAGTCGTACCCGCCGTTCCCGGTCGCCCCGTAGACGTAGGGGGTGCCGAGCTGCGACGACGCGTACCCGTAGAGGGCGTTCCAGTCGACGCTAGGCACTGGCCTTCACCGTCTGTGTGCCGGCGCCGTTGATCGCGTCCAACAGCCAGC